ATGAATCATTTTTTTATGTCAAATAAGTATTCCAAATTTTTTCCAAATCATGACGAATTTAATCTAGATAATTTTCCTTACTACTGGATTACACAAGTCTATGGTCTGTATGTTGCCAAAATGGACAACTCTTTAAAAAAATACGGTTTAGATAATTCTAGACGTCGTATTTTATTGGCGGCTTATCTTTATCCAAATGCAAGTGTTTCTGATTTATCGGAAATGACGTTAATAAAAATATCAACGACTACCAAAATTTTAATTCGTCTGCGTGAAGAGAATCTGATTGAAACCATGTTGTGTCCCGATGACAACCGAGTGACTCGAGTTAAATTGACACAGCAAGGTGAAGAAATGGTCAAAAAAATTAATGAAATGACAGTTGTGTTGTTTGAAGATAGTTTTAAAGGACTAAAGCCTTCTGATATTGACCGTTTAAATGATTCATTGAAGATCATTAAACAAAATTTGGAATAGTAGCGCGTCTAAACTTACACCTTCGATCGACTCATGGCTTCTAGAGTGTCCTATAGAATGCCATTGAGTTATATTGAATTGAAATGACGAATTTGTTTTAGCAAATCAATAATAATCTATACTCATTTTTTCTTTCAGTGGGCGCACGATGAACACAAGGTAAAACTTGCTGTTTGGGATGATCTACTGCCAATCGCCAAAGATGTCCTGAGCCTAAGTTTAAAGGGTCTGCATCAGGTTTAGGCTGATAATGTAAATCGAAGAAATGGTCTTCTAGGAACATGTCGAATTCATCTTCTGGGCCATGATACAGTTGTTTGAGTTTTTCTCTAATTGCTGGAATCTTAATTTTTTGCTCAACTTGATCGTTGGGTAAAATGTCACTGGCTGGACCGAAATAAGTACATAAAAATGTATCAGTCTCGATCGGTGAACGATCAATATGATATGAATAAACATCTGTGGAAATAAAATCGAGATCTTCATCACGCTGATAATTTTTAAGCAAATTCAGTACAGGTGATGCACCAAAATCAGTTAATAATTGCATATCTTTTAAAATAATGTCTCTTGCTAAATGTCCATTTTCCGAGAGTTTCAACTTTAGAAGATCTTCTATCGAGATTTCTGTAATATTCTCTTTTAACTCAAGCTTATCAACAATCTCTTTGAAATCACCAATTAGATTTCGATGCCAGCAAATCGCATTCATGCTTTTTTGAAAATTTGAGTGTATCAATTCAGAAAAAGTTGAAACTACGCTAATTTGATGACTATCGGAAAATGTACTGGCCATATAAGAATGAAATAAAGAGTGTATTGCGTTTTATTATATAACATTGAATTCTGAAAATTGCATTTCCATACTTGCGGCAAAAATTTTGTAAAGATGATTAGACCTTCACATAAAAATCTAAATTACAAGGTGAGCCAAATACCAGTCATTATCAGCTTGTTTTATGAGCCGAATAATCATTCTATTTAAATCAATATATGAGCCAATTTAAAACATATTTAGCTTATGGCGGATTTTCATAATCTATGACTCATCAGAATGAGCCGAATAATTTAATCAAACAACTCACATTGTGAGTCGAATAAAGGCTATAATCAGCTCATGGAATAGGGGATTGTTAATGAAAAAATGGGTATGGCAAAAAGCCAATTGGACTAAATTTAAATGGGATGACACACTCGTCACGGCCAAATTGCGCTTAATCCATAAGAAGATAGGTCAGTTGGTCGGTGAGAGCAAAGCATCACCAGATGCTGAAGCATTACCCTTAGATATACTGCTAACCAACCTTGTAGCATCCTCTTTAATTGAGGATGAAAAGTTAAATGTTCGCTCACTCAAATCTTCTTTAGCTCGTCGTCTAGGTGTAACAGAAGAAAATCCTGCGCCACTTCAGAATAAAACTGAAGGATTAGCCAATATCATGATGGATGCCGTAAATAATCATAATGCGGCATTAACTATGGAGCGCCTGTTGCAATGGCATAAATGGCTTTTTCAAAATATAGAACGCTTTGATTATGCCGCCCAGAAAATCAAAGTAGGAGAGATTCGAGATAATGCGGCTCCCATGCAAGTTGTGGGTGGTTCTCTTTATGGCACATCAACCAAGCTTTATTTTGAAGCACCAGAAGGTGGAGAACATTTACTAGGGCTGATGCATGAATTCCTAGAGTGGTTTAATCATTCTAAAGAAGATGTGATGCTTGATCCGTTATTACGAGCTGCAATTGCTCATTTTTGGTTTATAACATTACATCCATTTGAAGATGGTAATGGTCGTATCACTCGTGTCATCACAGATTTAGCATTAGCGCAAATGGATCACCAGAGTATTCGTTTGTATGCGATGTCAGTGGCAATCCATGAAAATCGAAGTAGTTATTATGACGTTCTTGAAAAATGCCAGAATAATACCTATACGATTAATGAGTGGTTAATCTGGTTTTTAGATACGTTAGAGAAAAGTATCGACAGGTCTTTATTAAGACTGGATAGAACGATTGCCAAAGCTAAATTTTGGAGTTCTTATTCACATATCGAATTCAATGAAGCCCAAAATAAAGTTTTAAATCGGTTACTTCATGGTGAAGAAAATGATTTTCCTCATGGGATCAGTGCTTCTCAGTATCAAAAAGTGACTGGTGTAAGTAAAGCGACAGCAACACGTCATCTAGTTGAGCTATTAGAAAATGATGTATTGTATAAACTCGAAGGTGGTGGGCGTAGTACGCGCTATATATTGAAAATAGACAAAGAAAAGTTTATTTGAGAGATTCAAAATTACTGAGCTGTGGCAACAAACAGGTTGTGTGGGCCACAGTCTTAGATATTCTATTTAACATAATCGTAAGTTATGCGAAACACGATGTTCATAAATAAAAGTTATAATGGTGATCTTATGAAATTATGTTTAGCTTATGTTTCTGTATTTGCTATACTTTTTCCAATAGGTGCATACTTTTTATACAAAATTACACGTGATATGAACGAATATTAGAATAGGGAGCATAAGCTCCCTAAATTTTTGCCGATTTTTGAACATTCGCAGAGTCCACGCTTTCTGGTGGTGGACTCTAGTCTCAAATTTGAGAATTTATAAGAATTTTCCTAAGTCTTTTTTTAATTCTTTTGATGAGGGTTGGATAGGGTAAATAGCAATTATAAATCTGCCAGATTTTTCAATTTTCTTTTTACCTCCTATTCTTATAAATACTCTTTCATCGGGTTCATTTCTGTGATTGTATTCACATATCATGATCTGTTTGTTTTTTTCCATAATGATGTATTTTGGAAATGTTTTTTTTACTATCTCTTTGAAGCTTTTACCTTTTTCTTTTTTTTGTAGCAAAATACCTATACTTACAGCTATTATGATAACCGTTGCAATTCCTATTAAAATATCCATTAATCATCTTTCCCTAAATACTTTCTTCTGTATTCCAAAACATCATTTGCTGTTAATTCTTTTATATGTTTTCTAATAAGAGCGTGGATAACATCGCTTTCCTTAATTTTTAGTTTTTTTTCTATCATTATGTCGATTGTTTTACGTTCGATCATTTCTGATTCCTCTTCTCTAAGTCTTTGTGATATCGCCATTTGTAACATTGCCCTATGTAATATGTGACAAATAATAATAAAATATGTTGAAATGTCACATGTGATATTGTATAAATCGCATTAAATGTGATTTGTGACAAATAACAAATGCTCGATCATCTATGTATAAATGCTCACTTTGAATCCAGTTTTTACTCTTTGAGTGAAACGGGTGAGTATTTTTTTGTAGATGTAGACTTACACAGTTTAGAAATCCCATTAGCTAGTAGGGCAGTTCATAAAAACGATGATGGTTCAATCACTGCATCATCTTTGTTTCATCCCTACGAGTCTGTGCCGACCTGTTTTACAGGTTTATCACTTAAATGTTTTTTCGATTCCAGTTACGCACCCTATATCCAGATTAAGGCAAGCCCTGCAAAGATACGTCAGGGGCATAACGTTTTTGGCGATGACGATATCGAAATGGGTGCATTTGAAATGATCGGTTTCTTTGCTGAGGCTTATCCGACATTGGCTCGCATGATCGACTGGAAAACCGCTTGGGTATCTCATATTGATGTGACATATTCGGCACGTGTAGGTGATGAGCATACGGCTAAGAAATTGCATGATTTCATGCGTCGTGTCACCAATGGACAGACGCAACTCAGCCAGAAGCAAATGGACAATACAATCTACTGGGGTGGTCAGCATTCACGCTTGATTAACATTAAGTGTTATCTGAAACACACTGAGTTTATGGAACAATTTAAGGAACAACAGGCATTAGCGAAGAAGAATAATAAAGCAGCAATGCGTGTTGTAAATGTCATGTCAGATAGTCGATTGGTCAATTGGACTGTGGGCGTGATGCGATTTGAAGCCCGACTAAAAAAGCGTTGGTTAGAACGTGCGGGCATCCCAACCAATCTTTTTGAACTTATCAAATTTCAGCGTAAAAACCCTCAGATATTACAAGCACTTTGGACTAAAGCGACTCATAGCATTTTTGAAGCCCTACGAGGTCAAACTATGAAACTTACTGACGATAAAAGTGTTCTTGAAGCGATCTCCAGAAGTGCTGTGGTAGTGACGAACTCTGGAAAGGTTTCACAAACACGAATTCGAAACATATATGCAACATTCTGTCTTATACGTGAACAAGGTTTAGATGAACTAGCTAAATTGCTTCCTAAACCTACGTTTTATAGACACATTTCTGAATTATGTGATTGTGGCTTTTCCAAAGCCTACTTGCAGAACTTGCATGACAACAAGGCATCAAATGTCATTCCCTTTATGAAGCTCGTAGAAATCGACTTTTCACAACAATTGCCTGAGTGGTACGAGCCACCAGTATCGCAATTTAACTACTCAATCGCATAGGTGAGCACATGAACACAGACCAAAACCCAATCATGATCGTTACTGGAATCCGTAAAGCAGCAGGGGATTTTGAAGATCAGAAAGGCAAGACAATTGAATATTCAAATACAGTGGTAACTGTATTACAGCCTTATTCAGACCGTGAATTAGAACAAGGTGCTATTGGTTACAAGTCAACGGATTACAAGATTAAAGGCGCACAGTTCTTCAACGATTATATGCACGTTGATTTACGTCAGCCAAAGCCTGCAAAGATGATCTTTCAATGGGATTTCTCAGGCAAATCACCTAAAGCCAATCTGTTGGCTTTGGACTTTGACATTGACGAATCAGATTTACCGTCATGACTTATTACGCATACATGAATAGCCCTCGTAGACATACTGCGCCTAGTACAAGTCGCGGATACAACAGGGCTGTAGGTGTTTTAACTCAAGCTGATTATAGCCTTATACAAGATTATCTTGAGTTGGTTTTATCAGATGTTCAAGCCAGAGGGCTGCATGGACATGTAGAAAACCTTAAGGCACTTCTTTGGCGTGTAGAACAAACAGGGCGGTTAACGAGATGAAATTTAATTTTAGAGCTTGCGTTCCTAAAGTTTCATTTGTTTTTACTGATTCCTATTGGAACTCTTATACATCTTGTGACGATTGGTTTTGGAATGATGAGGTCTACTTCGCATGAGCCATTTTTCGTATACATGCCCCAATTGCGGAAATGTATTTTTTTACAAACAACTGTATCTAAAGCACCGCTTTAGCTGCAAATAGGAATTTTAAGAAATGGCTCTATATGTTTGCTTACAGATCGACGAAACAACAAACCAGTGTCAAAACTGGTTCGATTTGAATTCAAGCATATTTGCTATTACTGGCTTGCAAGCGTCACTAATAATCACAGCGATTGCAGGCTATTACTTAACTATGTGGTTATTAAAAAAACTAAGAACATCCGTTAAATGAGGAGATCAAAATGGATAAACAATCACAACTTACTGTTGTAGAACGCAATGGTCGCACTAAGTTAACCCGTTTTGCATTAGTCGGCTCTGGTGTATCTGCACTTGCTATGTCAAATGCCAATGCAGCATTAACGCTCGATTCAGCATCTTTTATTACTGATATCGGCACAGCCGAAACTTTTGGTATTGCAATTGGTCTAGCAATTTTAGGTTTTGTAGCAGTTATGGCACTTGTTAAAAAGTCTCGTGGTGCTGTGAAATAACAAATGTCACGAGCGCGCGATGAGAGTAACTCGTTACGATTGTCGCGCGATTGTGACGATTTGAGAATGAGCGTATGGACGAACCATCTATATTCAACTGGCTTTTAGTTTACGTTGCAATTGTTGGCATACGCATTCTCTTAAAGTGAGTTTGCGTTATGTTTAAAAAAATCATTTCTTATCTAATTTCATTCTTTATTTTCTATACGCCAATTTTTGCTAATGCAGCATCCACACAAGAAAAATGGAATAACGCTCGTAATCAAGAAATTAGAAATACGATCGGTCAAAATGCCACGTATGGCAATAATTCAGGACGCATAACAGTTCGTAACTATGATGCTACTAAAAAGATGGTTGAAGCATCATTAAGTCGATCTGCTACTGTCAATGGTTCAAAAGCAACTGTTGAAGCTGCTGTAAAAGTACCTGTAAACATGGGTAAAGTCGCTGCTACTACAGCTAAACGCTTGGCTCGTGGCGGTGTTGCAGGGATGTTAGGCGGTGCTGCTGTCCAATTGCTTTTAGATGGTGCTGATTGGGTTATGGATCCAGAAAACAATTCAATTCAAAAACCTGACGAAAGTAATTCTGAAGATAAATATCAATGCATTGATATTTCTACACGTACTGGTGTTTTCGGTGCTACTGCTACATCAGCTTGCAATGCTTATTATGCAAAGTTTGTTGGTTCAGTTTTTGATAGTGCTTCAGTCATTTATTGTGTACCTCAAAGAACTTATAGGTATCAATGTCGTGTTCAGTACAAATACAAAGGCTCTAATAGTTCTACTACATCAGATGCTGTTTATGCGGAAGGTGGGAAAAATCCTGATTATGACCCTACAAAACCTGGTACGACTCCTATTTCACAACAAGATTTAGAAAATGAATTACAGAAACAGGTGGATGCTGGAAACCCTGCTGCACAGCAATTAATAAAAGATGCATATCAAGCTGTAGATGCACTTGGAAATGCAACAAAGGATTTAGGTGCTGCTGTAGATGGCTTAAATGATGCAGTCAAAGATTTAACAGATGCATTCGACAAAATTGTTAAGAGCGATGATCCTGTAGCTACTGGAAATACAGATTCAGTACCGACTATCACTACAGGTGGTGAAGCTTCTGGTGATACGGATACACAGAATAAAGATAAAGATGGCAATGATACAGGTTCATCTAATTCAACATCGAATTTTCAATTGCCTGCATTCTGTGATTGGGCTGCTGATAACTGCGAATGGCATCAGGAAGATAAAAAACACCAGGCTGATCAAAAAACCTTTTGGGATAAAGTAACTGATTGGTTTTCTTGGACAAAAGATGAATCAGATTTACCCGATCGTGATGATACCGATCTAAATATAACTACTGATTTTGAAGAAAAAACAGTCACATTAAACGTATCTGCACAATGTCCTGCGCCAACCTATGAAACAGTTGTTCTTCATGGTGTTACATCACAAGTAAAGACATCAGATTATTCATTTATATGCTCTCTTGACTGGTTGATTAAACCTTTTGTTATTGGTTTTTCAATGGTTACAGCTTGTTTTATTCTCTTAGGCTTTCAACGCGGTGGGGATGATTAATGGGTAAATTACTTTATAAAATCATGGACTTGTTTGGCAATAATTTTGTCAGACAGTTATTGACAAGTTTGGGCGTTGGTATTGTTACTGGTGCGCCTGTTTACTTACTTCTTACAACGTATGTGAACAATGCAGCTTCACATGTTGAATCCCTTCCTTACATTGGCTTAATGGCTGTTTTCGGAATTCCTGAAGCCATTGGCATCTTATTTTCTGCAATCATGACTCGCGCTTACTGGGAGTCATTACGAATCAAATTAGCTAAGAGGAATTGACATGCCTGTTCTATTAGTCACTGGTAAAATGGGTCAGGGCAAGACTCATATGGTTATGAAAAAATGGGTTAATGAAGCTGTAAAAGCGGGCAGACCTGTTTATACAAATATTGATGGTTGCACGCTTGATGTACGTCCAATACCTGAAAATGAGAAAGGTGAGTTAGATTGGCTTCTTACAGAAGAATCGAATGCTGATGCTGGTCAGAAGGGTGCATTGATTGTTTATGATGAAGCACAACGTCAAGTTGACAAAAAGGGCATACGTTACTTTGCGTGGGCTGCACGTGAAAAGGTTTCAACACGTGATGTCATTAGAGAGCTTGAATATCATAGACATTCAGGTCGTGACATTATTTTTATCACACAGTCACCCAAGCTTTTACATCTTCATTTACTTGAATTAGTCAACGAACACTATCACTGTACACGTCTCAGAAACGAGAAACGCTCTCAAGTTTCGCTTTGGCGATCTTGGCAAGAAAAGCCCGATTCACTTGCAGCAACAGAACGTGCTGAGGATGTTTTTTTTGTTCCCTTTGATGAAGAAGTGTTTACTCAATATAAATCTACTGAAGAAGTTACGGACGGAAAAACCCGTATTCCTAAATACATGTATAAACTTGCTGCCATTGCTATTGTTGCTTTTGGTATTGCCATTGCATTATTGATAAATGCATTTACTCACTTTTCAGGTGGTAAACGAATCGGTCAAGACAGTATCGATAAAACTTTAGCTGCTCAAAAAGCACTTGAAGAACGTTCTAAGAAAAATGTTAACTCAACTAATCAACCAGTTGATCAATTATCACCTGAATTGAAAACTAAAATTGATAACTGTATGAAACAGTTAAATTGGACACAAGAACAATGTCGCGATACATATGATAAAGAATTTGCAGTGAATAGACGTTCAGATCTACAGCAAGCAACACGAAATGATATGGATTCTGTTGTAATAGATTACTCACCGAGTAAGCCATTTAAAGAAGTACAAGTATCATATCAAGCGACTGCAAAACCTGTTTTTTCTGGCTGTATGACAGATCGCAAGGGCAACATTGTTGCATATACTCAGCAAGGCACAATCATTCATGATATTGATAAAAAAGACTGTCAGCGTGTTATGAACGGTGATCGTCCTTTTAATTATTTCGCTTCGTCAAATCAGTCAATAAATCACTCAGACCAGGCTAATGATAAATTGCAACAAAACAGTAGTTTATAG